GGCCCTTCGTAAGAAGGAAACCGAAGTCCTAAGGTATCAACTTTAAATCAAATGCTGCAAATAATAAAAGATTAAATCAATTTATATTCGCGACGTGAGATTGCAAGTGTGATAAACTAGGTGACATCTTTCGTGTAAAAGCGAAAGCAGCTTTAATCTTGCATTTTCAAAAAGTAAGATTAATAGCTGGAAGTTCTCTATCTAAAAAGTTTATTTCCTCTTTAACAGTGACACTAGTGACCTTGTGTAAGATTGCTCAATCTCAAGGAGTAAGAGGACTTGTCCTCTACCTGAAGGTTGCAGCAGTTATCTTGCAACAAGCTAGCGCTGGGCATAAAGTCCCTGATCTGACCGAAGTAGGTCCTCGTATTAAGAGAAACCAATCTGGTCTTCCTAGGATCATTCCTGGTTATCATCGGTTGATTATTATCAATCGACGACCTGGGTGGCAATATTTAATTCGTTTTTATCTAACTCTATTTAGTATATATAGAGTTATACCTTTAAAAGGAAAAGTAAAGTTAAATACTATTACTGATCCTGGAAAAAGTTTTGATAAAAACTTATGAATCCCTTACATAGAACCCTTTATTAAACTCGTTTTCCGGAAACGGAGATGAGATTTAATAAAATTCTATGAAAAGGCGAAAATATTTCCGATTCTAAGAAGTGCTCCGATCATTCACACCCTTCGTAAAACATTAGAATTCAAATCTGAGTTCAAGGGACGAAGAGAAGATGTAGATCTTTGATCTTCACATCCTTCTTCTATCTTGGAATCAGCCCGAGTATTATTTCTATGCTCGGGGGGAGCATTATACTCCCGAATTCGAGGTTTTGCAGAGGTTTTCTTTCCTAAATTGGATCAGCTCTTAGAGCTTATGCCAATCGGATTGAAACGTGATGGAGTGGTTGGAAAACTTTCTCTTAAGCAGGAAGCTGCTGGAAAGATTAGAGTTTTCGCAATGGTTGATCCTTTCACTCAATGGTTATTTGCTCCAATTCATAAGTTTCTGTTCTCAATATTGAGACAGTTACCAATGGATGGGACATTTAATCAATTGAGACCAATTGAAAAATTATTGGAAAAGAAAGGTATACCATTATATAGTTTAGACTTGTCTGCAGCAACCGATAGGTTGCCTGTAGATTTGCAAGTACTTCTCTTGAATGAGTTAGATCCCGCTTTTGAAAGATTGCGGAATCCCTCAACTAAAGAGATTCCTTGAATGGAAGGGTACAAGCGACCTACAGCTCCTTTAGGGGCTGTATGGAAGTCTATATTGGTTGATCGTGATTACCTTTTACCCAAAGGGGATTTATTCCCTGATGGGCCGGTTAACCTGCGGTATTCCGTAGGACAACCGATGGGTGCATTGTCTTCCTGAGCTATGTTAGCGTTAACTCATCACTTTATAGTTCAAGTTGCAGCTTGACAAGCTGGGCATCCTTCTGACAAATTATTCCGGGACTATGCAGTCCTTGGTGATGATTTAGTCATTGGAGATACTTCAGTTAAGGATAAATATTTAAAAATCCTTTCTGAACTTGGAGTAACTTGTGGTTTACACAAGTCACTCTTATCTCCTAAGGGGATTGGACTTGAATTCGCTAAATCTACTTTTGTAGATGGAGTGAATGTATCTCCGATCTCCTTGAAGGAGCTATCTTCTGCATTAAGCGACTTAGGATCCTTTGCTGCTTTCTCAAGGAAGTGAAAACTTACTTGAGATCGTCAAGCTAGGGTTCTAGGGTTCGGTTATTTAGCAAGAAGCAAGAAGATCATGAAATTAAATCACGCTTTATCATTAGTCTATATGACTAATTTTATAAAGGCTGACTTCTCATCTCAAATATTAAAATCGAGACCAGGAGCTCCGAAGGTGTTTGACACATATGTGTTGACTGCCTTTAAAGCCCTTGTTATCGACAAGTTACGAAAAAATCTCGAAAGAGATTATGATCGTATTCTTGATTTGAATGAGAGACGTGTATTGGTTAAGACACCGATAAAAGTTCGAGTGTCGGATGAAAAATCCTGAAAATTAGCCTGAAACGTTGTGTATTCTAGTACAATGCTAGATGCACTGGCAGATCTTAGTGATTGCCTTGCCTTACTTGATTCAATGAACCAAGTAGGCACATTTGATGAAGCCCTTGCTTTATATCTTGAGATTAACCGGAAGAAGATGATTCCTGTCCTTGAACAATTCGACCTTACTGAGGTATCTAGACCAATTGAGTCAAAGCTACCTTATCAGGCACGAATGTTCAGACAATGGACTCGTCTATCAGCTTCTCTAGTGGTTGCTTCAAAAGAGCTATATGAAAAAGAAGTATCTGCTCGTTATGCTGAGGTTGAATTAACAAACTCAGATTACGAGTGACATAATTATTAATAATCACTGACTCTGAACTTTCAGAGACCCATATTAACTTGTAATTATGTTAATGCTTCTTTTTCGAAATTACTTTATTTAGAGACCTCAAAATGTGATCTCCAAAGTTAGCAATAACTTTGCGCCTTTGAGCAATCTCTCTCGGATAAAAGCAGAAATGCGGGTTTCCGGGAGTACCGGGTCCAGCTGTTTACTTCTACTATACCAGATCGGATCTCGAAAGAGAGCGAC